TTTGGCTGTCGTCATATTTAACATATCTGTCTCTTTGTGCTTTCATACGTTGTTGACTGCTCATTCCATCCCACTGTTCTGCTATGCCTTGTAATACTGCTATCAATGCGTATCGGCAACTGTCTATGCAATCGTCGGGATCGCTGAATCTACCCTTGTCATCGACAAAGTAATTCTGTGCTTCTGTTAAAAAATTAGTGCAGTTTTCATTTACATATAACGCACCAGTTTCAAACATCTGTCGCATCTGGTTGATACCATAACTTTTATGATTATTCTGCTTGCCATATTGATCTGGTGGATTCATAATAGCATTCTCATAAACATTCAGTCCATAACTTTCAAACAACTCACGAATACTACTGGCACTCATGGTGTATCTGCCTTTGGTGCTTGCATCCGCTGGTAATACAATTGGTGTGCCAAATACTTCAGGTCTGAGTAAATGATTTACATATTGTGTGGGTACTGCTTCTTCTATACCCTGTATAACAATCTGCCTGTGTAAGTAAGCAACTTTCTCGTGCGGCTCCCAATACATTAGACTGATAACGGTTTTGTCATTAACCAATCCCAGGTCAAGTGCGATAACACGCTGAATGTTTGGCATTCTGTTAAAATCAACTTCACCTGTTTTGTATGTCACTGCTGCCCAATTACTTAATTGGAATACAGCACCTTTACCCATTACGGGTTTACCCGCAATTCTGGCTTCACGTTCGTGTGGTAGATAATCTCGCTCAAGTTGTCGTCTTGTTTCTCTTAACAAGAATGGCTGACCCCAAGGATCATATTCAGGTACGTCGTCCCAACTTACACGAATAAAGTTATATCCTTCTTCGTGGTTCCAGAACTTACTTACAAGTCCGTTTAATCCTTTAAGTGGAGTAAACGAACATAAAACCTTTCCTTGCGTAGTTGCTGTTCGAGTAACAATTTCACTGAAGAAGTCATCTGGTGGTTGTTCGTCAAAGACTGCGAGATTAAGTTTAAAACCTTGTAATTGTCTGACCTCCTGCGTATAATTAGCAAATAACAAATAACTATTGGCACCAGTGACATGTTTAATCTCAACACCGATACAGTTGGCTCCATCATTTCGCATAGTATCAACAATGATACAACTGCGAGGAATAGCACCAGTTCCCAGGTTTTCAGTAATTTTAACATCTTGACTTCCTAACAATTCATTTTGTAGCACCAATGCTACCTGCGACCAACCCTCACCTGCTACCATACAAGTTATGGGGCTGGTAAATTTATGTCCAGACCACCAATCAGGATATAATCCTGTTAAATGATAAGCAGTCTCAAAACAAGTGCTGACTGTTTTTCCAATTCGGTTAGCAGCCAAAATACCTCTTCGCTCGTGTTTACCAGTGGCAAAAAAGTTATATTGATGTTGAAATGGTCTAAAGTATTTTAACTGATTAAACTTCATGTCTTCAGCAACATCTATAGCCAAATCCATTAATTGTGATTTTAACGGACCTGGTATAGTTTTAAGGCTGTCAACAGTAAGGCTGTGCTTGTCCACGCTGTAGCGTAGTGCTCTTGCCATTAATACATCTTGTCCTAACATTTAATAATTCCTTATAACGAGTTCTATGCCTCGTTGTTTATTTGTTCTGCTACTATTTTGTTTACTAATAGAATATGTTGATCTATTAAAAAGAGTTTCTGGAAACCACTCGTCTAATTGGTCAAAGTGATAATAACTTAAGGCAAATTTACCTTTAATATTATTTAAACATTTTGCTAATTTTTCGTGTTGTTCAGTGCCAAATCCCTGAGTATAATAATGTTCCTTGTTATAATACGGAGGATCAATATAAAAGAAAGATGTAGGGCTATCATATTTTGCAATGACATCCATACAATCTAAATTGTCTACTGTAAGACTGATTAATTGTGATGTGATTTTCTCATTACTTAATTTTTTCAATAATGGATTTAATCCGTGTATATTTTTTTTGTCAAAATATACACTACTGTTTAATCCAAGAGTATTACCTGTAAAACTTTGGACTTCCAAATACAAATATTTGGCAGCAGTTTCTAAATTAAACTCTGGTGTTCCTGCAAATATATCTTGTTGGAATTGTTTATATAACGTGGCATCTTGTTGTTGCCATTGATTTATAGTATCCTTTACTGCTTGAGGATCACTGCTAAATTGTTTAAAAATATTAGCAAGGTGTGGGTTTAAATCATTGTATACTCGTAAATCAGCGTTTTGTGCTTTTTCACTTTTGACACTGACCCAACCTGCACCACCAAATACATCTACAAAGGTAGACATAGTTGATGGAAACAAGTTATCTAAATGTTTAATATGATGTGCTTTACCACCAATATAAGGAAACATTATTCAACCTTTAACTCTTGCCTAATTTGATGGACATAAAACATTGCCTGAGCAAGGTGTTCTATTTCGTCGCAACTTAAAATCCAAGTGTCTGGTTTTTGTAAATCAGTTTCTTCAAGTTTAGTTAATCCAAATTGTAATCTCTCCGTGATTAAACGAAGAATATGCTCAACCTGATTTGGGTATTTGTCAGCGAATGCAATACGATGACTGGCATTTACTTTTTGTAAAATCAAGGTGTCACTGTATCTGGCAGCTTCTTGTGCTGCCTTTATTTCTTGTTCACGGCTGGTCATTTTGATAAGTCCCATGGATTGTTAGCCACTGAATTATCTAAACTGATAAATTCACGGTCAATCCATACTTCCCACTGATTTGATTTGTTGACTTTGAATGTCTGCATCATACCACGCAAGCGTTTACCCTGTGGTGTTAATGTACCATCTTCACGGATAATAACTTGTTCGCCTGTGCGTGGGTCTACCCATGTAATAATTTCAGGGCGTGTTCTGCCAAACTTGTCAATCTTTTCACCTTTGGGCTTTTGTTCTAAAGGTCCAAGAATTTCATAACTAATCATGCCGTTGTTATACTTACGGAATAGCATATGGCATTTCTTGTCCATGGCTCTGGCTTCATCATCTGGATGCGGAACTACAGGACTATAGAATGTATTTTGAATGTGTTTTCTGTCTGGCAGACTTGCATCCCTGGCTGGAACTTCTTTAAGTGGTTCTTCAGGTATCAGTTCTGCTTTATCAATATACGGGTTATTTTCACCTGTAAATTTAGGATCAATCTCCACGCCATTTAATGCGTCCATGGCTGTTTGGTACTTGAGTTTATTTGCCCTGCCTTTTAAGTTTAATACGATGCCTGTTTCGTCAAAAACAAATCGTTCTAATTCTTTGGCTGTGGGGAAGTCAGTCATCAGTCCATCTATATCATAGTCAGCGTTACTGACTGCTTTAGGTGCCACTGGTTTTTTTGCGGGTGTTGTAGATACCGCTGGTTCCTTGGATTCTTCGTTCCATGGATTTTCTGTTGTGTTTGTTGTCATTTCTTTTCCTTTCATAACTATACAAAACAAGAGCAGTCTGGGACTGCTCTGTTATTTACTCTGCCAAATTACTTTTTACTGGCAGTGGGATTTCGTTTAGGACCTTGTGGTAGATTTCTGGCAAGACCTTCTAATGCTGGATTAATTGAAGGTGATACACCTCTGCCACGCATTTCTAACGCACTGGTTACCATATTAGCTAAAGTGGCTTTTTCACTGCTACTGGTAGATTTGGCATCCATGAACGCATTACGTTTTGTGGCATTGCCTGCGTTACCTGTAGTGGGTCCACGCTTTTGGTTGATTGGTTTGCTCTGTGAATTATGCATTACATATTTCCTTTAGTTGGACCTCTGCCGTAATTGAATGATTCTTTACCACGATTAGGCATTGATTTTGTTTGTCCGTCGCTGACTGCTTGGCGAGCCTGTGGCTTACCAGCGAACATTTCTTTGCCGCAACTTGGCATGGCTGTTCCACCACCTGTGGGTCCACGACCTTTGTTGATCATAGCATTAGGGTTTTGAACGCCTGCGTGTTGATTACCTGCAAAACTATTCTTGCCGCGATTTACTCCGTCGCCACTCATATAAGATAAAGTGTTGTCTTTCATTTTGTTTTCCTTTTAACTGGTTTGGCTGTCTTTGCCGATTCTGTAAATGCCTTGGCTGTGGGAGCACCTTTGGTGCCAGGCTTTCTCATTTTTTCGTTACTACCCGCTTTTATACGAGCCTGTTTAGCGTGAATATTAGCGTACAATCCGTTTTTCATAGTATTATTTATCCTTAATATCGACCTTCAACTGGCAATCGCATCTGTGGATTGTTGTCAGGTTGACGCTCAACAGGTAAACCTATCTGTGGTCCGCCTTTACCGCCACCAAATCCAATATTACCTCCTGGAGGGAACATACCTTTACCGCCACCAAAACCTGGATCTATTGGCATAGGCATAGGCGTAGGGTTAGGATTAAATGGTTGTCTTGGCTGACGCAACTTTAATATACCGCCACCAGCCTGACTTTGTGCTACTTTTTGAGCAGGAGTTTGCGGCATCATACCACTTAAGTCTAATTGCGGGGGACCACCCTGATAGTTATTGTCTGGAATTAATCCTCTGGCAAAATTGCCGCCTGCTTGACCTATTGCAGGTAACGCAGTTCTACCAAAATCAGTGGTTGATTGTTGCCCAGCATTGGTCATTTGGTTTTGTATAGTATTGCCTAAACCATTAGTAATTTGATTCATGGGACCAGACTTACCGCCAGAACTGTTGCCTGATTGTCCGCCTTGATTCATTGTAGTAAAACTCATTTGTCATTCTCCATGTTTACGCCTGTTAGTTTTGCCAGTGCGTCAGCGAATGCTTGTTGTTTGGCTGCTACAGCATCGGCACTATCTGTGACTTCGATCTTGGCTAATGTGTTCATAACCTTGCTTAAAATAAGGTTGTGATATTTGATTACAGCCTGACTATCGCCACGGTTTCTACAATTTAAAAAATCTTCAATTAATAGTTCTTCGTAGTCTCTGCCACTTGTCTGGGCATAGATATTTTCCAATAAGTGCTTGACTGTGATATTGTCTTTGCTGCCTTTTGGTCTACCTGCACCAGCACGATATCCACCCTTTGCCGCAACAGGCGGGTTAGGATTTGCTTTAGTTGGAACAACTGCTTTTGGTTTTGTCATAATATTATTTAGTCAGATTAAATAGTAGAGCAATGAAAGGAACTGCAATGAAACAATATACTTGGCGACCAGCCAACGGCACTGATGTCGGTGCTATAGTCGCACTGGCTGAAAGCCACTTCCAAACTGAAATTGATAACATCTTTACTCCCAGCCCCTTGGCTTACAGTAGAAATATAACCTATGCGGTTGTTAATCAATTTTTCTCTCCTAATACTGAACTCCTTTACGTCGTTTACGATAATGATAACCTTATTGGTTATACTTGGGCGAAAGCCTGTGAATATGCTCCGTGGAGCGATGATCCAATGGTAAGCGTTCGCATGGTACATCTTGATCTACACTTAACAAGTAGAGACAGAGTGCGATTAATACAAGATATGATGAAAATATGGGAAACTTTTGCATCATCTATCAATGTCAAAATAATCTGCTCTACTACCATGCGTCGTGATCAAACTGCTTTTCTTAAATTACATGAACGCAACGGCTACGATGTTCGTGGCAGTTACGCATATAAAAAATTAGTCTAATACACTCCGCAACATCCATATGCTCTTGTTCAAATCTAAAATCTGTTCTTGAGCATAGTTGGCTATCTCATCATGATCGTCTTCTTCTGCTACTTCGTTTAATTCTTTATAACAATCGCATAACTGTAGTAAATCAGCCAAGACCATTTCTAACAATTCATCAGCACTACCTTCTATTGGGTCTGTGGGTAAATCTGAACGGTTGATAATCTCAGTTAAATCTGTGGGCATAAACGCTTGTAGTGTGCGTAGTAGTTCGCCCAAGATATCTATCTGTGCTTGTCTGCGTTCATATACACCCTGTAGCATTTTGTGATCACTGCGGAAAGTTCTGCCAGTGACATTTGCGTGGGCAGCGTGGCTTCGGTAGTATGCTACGAAGTTGTCGTAAAAGACTTGTGTTAGTTGTTCAGTTGTGTTCATAGTATTATTTACCTTTTACTTCTTGTGCTCTGGCAAGTTGTTCTTGGACTACCGAGTTAAAATCTATTTTTGGCAATTCTTTGTGTAATCTACGAGTATTAGGATTTTTACTAAACTTCAAATCGGCTTTATAAATCATTTGTCCGCCACCTTCTGCGTTGCGATCAATCACTGCCCAAAAGCCCTTGTCACTGCCACTTGGTCTAACATATTCGGCAACCATTTCGTCTTTCTTTAGTAATTCTATTCTTCTAATACCATCCTCGAATTTTGTAATTTCATATCTGGTTCCAGATGTATCGTAAATCGTATAATCGGCAGCACCTGGAACTTCGTTATATTTGCGAACTAAAAAGCCACTGCCATCAGGATACTTAAACATTTCGCTGTCCAATTCTTTATCAACGGCTCTAATAACATCGCCATCAGGACTTCGCATTTTAGCAATAAATTCTTTGTCAGAACCTTTGCCTAATTCTTTCATAAAAACTTCTTGGTTAAATTCGTCGGGCGATAACCACGGAGCATCTTGTATTTTTTTAATAGCCGCTGGTTCATTGGTAATCATTTCCATGGTGCCAGAAGGCTTGTTGCCTCGTGATTTGGCTAATGCCGCTTGTAAGGCAGAATTTATTGGAACAGCAGGCTGTGGTGCAGGAGTATTATTAGTTAAACCTAATTCTTTTTCTGCTCTGCGTTGCTGTGATGACATGCTTTCTTGACGAGCCTTTAAGCCTAATTCTGGGAACTGTTTGTCGATGCTATCATATGTCCATTTATTAATGGCTTTTCTGGCATCTGCTATACCCATGCCATTGATATTTGGTGCAGTTGTCCAATCAAGATCAACACCCATTTGACGAGCCAGATCATTGTATGCTTGTTTGTTTACTGTTATTTTTTTATTCTTTTGGTTTACACTAATGTTGCCAGTTTGTTTGATCATGTGTCGAACAACTGCTTTGTCATCAATATTATCTTTAGGATTAGGCAGTCTTGATCCTTGTCCTGCATTAGGATTCATTACTGACGCACGATCCGCAAACTTTGCTTTATTTTCTTCTCTGGCTGCCATAAGACTTTGTTTGGCTTCTGCAACATTATTCATAAAGTTTTGACGAGTAGCAGGAATGTCGCCTTTGACAATACCACGTTGTTCATCCATGAACTCTCGCATAGCATCATCTGCTGTTCTCACGGCAGCGGCTTCTGGTGTTTCAACCACGGCAGGTTTTACCGCTGGAGTTTCAGGCGGAAATCGTTGTTTAATTAGTGCTTCTAATTTGTCATTAGGCACAGTTGTATACAAGGCTCTACGCATTTCTGCTGGAGTTTTGAATTTTGCTATCGTTTCTTGTAATGTTGGTTTAGGTTGTACAACTGGTTGAACTTGTGGCTCAGGAATAGCCATTGGTGCCGTAGCCGCAGTTGGCATTGGTGCTTTAGCCTGTGTAGTAGCCACGGCTGCTTGTGCCGCAGGCGTTGTTGCCATTGCAGGATTAATTTTACCAGCGGCTAATTGTTGTGGACTAACTGGACCTGATGGTGTAGGAATTACACTGGGATGCGGTCTACCTGCTTGTAAGGCTTTTGTTTCTTGCGTAAATAACGGTTCAAATCCCAGATCACCGAGTTGACGCATACCGCCAGCAGTTTTACCAGCATTATATAATCCAACACCTTTTCTGGCAAGATTTAACGCAGGGGCTGCAATAGCACCTGCAGGACCTAATAATCCATAACCAATGGCAGCAGTGGCTAAATCTGGAATATAACCTGATAATCGTGTATATGGTTCAGCCAAGGCTTCACCTGTGGCTCTGGCAACTTGTCCACTATAAGGCACCATACCACCTGTGCGTTTTAACGCAGTGGCTTGTTCAGCAGTATATGGCATGGCTCTGCTGTTGAGTTCAGCAGTATCAATTTGACCTGAACGCCACGCTTGTATATTTTCTGGTGTGTGATAAACATTACCTGCTGGTTGTCTGGCACTTTCATATTGACCAGCATACGTTGCTCGCTCTCCTGGTTGTGTGCCTTTTCTGCCTAAAGTATTAACAGCACCTTCGGCTACATTGCCTAAAGTTTTTGCACTTTGAACTGTAGATTTTACAGCACTTTCGGCTACATTACCTAAACCACTGCCAATTAACATTTCAGGATCATATAACATTCCCTTGACCATCTCGCCTGCTACGCCTGCGGGATTTTCTGTGACTGCGGTATAAGCCTTTTGTGCTGATTCTACTGGGTTGGTAGCAATTTGATA